AGAGATGGATACTCAAAGCGGGGATGTGTCTAGGTACTTCATGCAGTTTCAACAAGAGCGAAAGGATTAAATCATGAGCATGATCGACTACTTCTTAAAGATGATTACGCCTCCGATTGAGGATGCGTGTGTGTTGGTGTCCCGTCCCGAGGATATTGACATCGACAAATACCTCAAGGAGGTGGGGGATGACGAGTTATCCTCAACCTTTGAGCCGATGGTGCATGGGATTATCCTTTTAGGTGAGCCCACCGAAGAACAGGCTGAAAATATCCTAAAGATACTGAAGCCTGGTGCCCATGTCGTTCTTATCCCTGATGACATCTCCCCGATTGGATACAAGGGTGTTATACAGCTTGAGGACAAGGGCTTCGAGGTGAGAGACGCGATCTATGTGGCGGAGGAGGGTTCGGGGTTCTTCTACGGGTCGAAGGCGAGTCGCTCTGAGAGGGAGGCGGGATTGGATAACTTTGAGGATCAGAATGAAACCACCTTAGAGGGAGAGGAGGGAGAAGAGAATGAAGAGGGGGTTACGAAGAAGCGTAAGAATGTCCACCCGACTGTGAAGCCGATAGATGTGATGGAGTGGTGTGCGAGGGACATAGGTACGCACAAGCTAGTGGTAGACCCATTCTTAGGGAGTGGAACTACGGGGTGTGCGATGTCTCGTCTTGGACATGACTTTGTGGGGATAGAGTTACAGCCTGAGTACGCGAGGATATGTGAGGCTCGGATCAGGCATTGGAGCCCTATCGGGACGGAGATCAAGTCTGAGGCGGGTGTGGGGAAAACGGAAGATAAGCGTGGGGGTATGTGTTCAATCTTTGACTTCTGATTTTCGGATAATTCATAAGGGGGTGGTGGATGAACCGCTGAGAACAGGAGTGAGAAGATGATACTTGGATTAGACCCATCGCTGAGAAACTTTGGTTGGGTGTTAATAACGGATGAGGGGGAGTATTTGGATAAAGGGATGATGGGAACAGAGGCGGATATGGTGTTTGTGGAGAGGTACATATATTTGAGAGAGGGTCTGAGAAAGGTGGTTCAGACTATCCGAAGCAAGTATCCGAAAGTGGAGTTGAGGGTAGGTATTGAGTCTCCCATTTTCAACGACTTGTACTCAGAGGGTATGTACGGATTATTTCTCTACTCGAATGAGGCGTTGATGTTGGAGGGATTGGATACGGTGTATTTAACGCCGAATCAGGTAAAGGCTCACGCACATATGTATTTGAATAGACCGAAGGGTTGGAAGATGCAGAAGGCGGATATGGTGGAGGCTGCGAAGAAGGCGACAGATGGTCAAGGGGCGAAGGGGTGGAATCACCATCAGGCAGATGCGTATTGGGTAGGGAGGACAGCGGGGAGATTTTGGCAGTTGGTGGAGGGGAAGATAGAGATTGCTGATTTATCCGATTTAGAGAGGAAGCATTTTACGGATTTAGAGAGGTATGTTCAGGGTAAGAAGGCAGGTAGGGTAAAGCGTATGGGACTGACGCATAAAGAAGATGATCGTTACTTTAGGTGGTCGAGTAATCCTATAACAACCGAGGCACAGGGTTCTATTGTGGAGCCCTCTAACACTCATGGAGCGGATGATGAGTAAGGCGATAAGCACGAAGAAGGCAGAGGGCGTAGCGACAGCCCTGAATAAGCGAGCGGATTTGATGGGAACCTTGAAAGAGGTTGAGAAGGGAACTAAGGATAGTTCCCTTGTGGAGCTAGACCCTGCATCATTGACAAGTTCAATGCCTCACATTTCAACAGGGTCGGTGGCACTTGATTATCTGATTGGAGGTAAGGAAAACGCACAGGGTGTTCGTCCGTGTCCGGGTATTCCGCGAGGACGGATTACGAACATCTACGGTATGGCGGGAGCGGGCAAGACCACGATTGCGTTGCAGACAGCGGCGAGCGTTTGTGCGGAGGGGGGGACTTGTGTGTACATAGATTGGGAGAACGAGGTTGAACCTCGTTATGCTTCTGTGTTGGGAGTACCTGTAACGGATAAACAGCGTTTTCTTTTGCTTCAGCCTGAGACTCTTGAGCAGGGCTTCAAGTTGATGGTGAAGTTTGCTCATGCAGGTGTGGATTTAATTGTGGTGGACTCAGTTGGTGCGGGTGTACCCGAAGCGATGTTTAAGAAGGAAGCAGGAGAGCAGGGTGGTGTTGGTTTGTTGGCTCGTCAATGGTCTCAGTTCTTGCCTCTTTTTAAGCGTGTTATTGCAGTATCCAATACTGCGGTGATTGGTATTTCTCAGTTGCGTGAGGCGATTGGTGGTATGCCGGGGTTTGGAGCAGGACCCACCAAAAAACCTCAAGGTGGTCAAGCGTGGACTTTCTATTCCACTCTCAAGATCATGTTGACCGTTATTGGTAAAGACAAGGGTAAGGAATGGGACGGCTTACAGAACAAGATGATTGAGTCCGTTAAGGGCAATATCGTTAAAGCCGCATTGGATAAGTGCAAGGTGTCCGACTCGTACAAGCATGAGGCTCAGTTTTATCTGATGTCGGGTAAGGGTGTCGATAATGAGCGGACGGTATTGGATTTGGCTATCGCGACAAATATCGTAGTTAAAAAGGGTGCTTGGTTCTCTTGGATGGGACCGCAGGGTGAAGTTAGAGGTCAAGGTCTTGAAGGCTTTAGAGCTAATATGCCCAACGATTGGCTCGATTATATGTTCGCTCAGGTTAAACCCTTCCTTACAGCCAAGAAGAACGAACCCGAAGCAGGGACTCTTGGTTCTAGTGGTGTCGAGTTAACTGATGATGCCGCTGATGCCTTGAGCGAGCTTGACGCTATGTTCGGGGAAGATGACGAGTAAGACAACACCCTTTAGAGGATAAAAAGAAACAGCCCCTTATCCAATCTCAGATAAGGGGCTGTTTCTTTTTATCCCTGCGGAAAGGATCAGTTTCTTATCCCCCCGCCCTGAAAGTTAATGTTCTCTCACCTACGAGCGGGGCTCTTTGGCACAGCCGTAATATTAGGCTGCTGAGACTGCGACGCCGCGTGATCCAACGAAGAATATGCTTCGGTTACAGCTTTCTTCATCGACAAAGTGTCCTTCTTAAAATTTGTCATAAGACTTACAACAGCGTTAAGTTGTTCTAAGTAATCTTTTCTACCATACTCAACATTCAGAGATGTGCTATTTTGCACCTCTCTGATCCCTTTGTTTATAACCAAAAGGCACTCGGTTATCCCCGCCAACATGAGCCCTGAAGTTTCAAGTAAGTCGGTAAAGTCATTCCTAATAGGACGGCTAACATCCGCAGGCCCTGGAGTGTATGCATAATCTACTTGCGGTATGCGATCATCCCTCCAATCTCTATCCTTGGGGAGGGGGCGACTCTTAAAACCGAGGGCGGCGGTACGACCTTCAAGGTCAGCAATCCGACCTTCAAGGTGACGGATAACATCAGCAGCACTTCTTCTCATGATCAAGTCTCCAATATCGGGTTAATGGATAGGGATTTATCCAATACTCACGCTTGGAGATAATATAAAAGGATTATTAATTAGCGTCTATTCCTCGCTACTAATTTTGCCATCTCACGGAGAGCATCATCTTCATCCGTCCTAGGATCAATTTCTTCAGCGAGTAGAAAGTAGCGGACCAAATCTCTCCTATCCCAACCTTCGGATATTTTCCGCTTAATATCTTTTTCTACCATCTTAATGCCCCTCATTCCATCGTAAGACCCGTAGTCATTTTCTTCAGCCCAAGCCTCAATGCTCTTGGTGCTGCGTCTAACAAAGTCCTGTAGGGCATCAACAACGCTAAAAAAGATGTCCTCGGCACGCTCGGCACGCTTATCATCATAAGGCTCATAGCGATCATCTCTCATCTCGCCTGTGTCGCGGGCATCGTAGTTGTCGGGGCGACCATAAGCGGTCTTGGTACGACCTTCGAGGCGGGCAACGCGAGCCTCAAGGCTTCTTAAAATCTCACCTGCGGTTCTTCTTATCATGATCAGGGTCTCCAAAGGATTAATGGATAGGGATTTATCCAATACTCCCTTGGAGAGAATATAAAGGGATTATTAAAGGTCACTCCAATCCCAATTCCCCGAAAGCCCATTACTATTGTAGTCGGATACGACACCCTCAAAAAAGTTCTTGAACGAATCACCACTTACGATCCAATCGAGCCATTTGAGTGGATTATCCTTTTGCTTGAAGATGGGTTTGAGTCCGAGTTGGAGTAATCGTCTATCCGCGAGGTATCGGACATAGGTTTTAACTTCGGTAGCTTCAAGTCCTTGTAGTTGGACATTTCGGAACACGAGGTCTATGAGAGCATCTTCGAGTTCAACAGCTTTCTCATAATTGGTGTAGACGAATCGTTTGAGATCATCTTTAACGATTTTTGGATTTTCCTCAATATAGGTGTGGAAAAGTTTGGTCATGCCTTCTACATGGACGGACTCATCTCGGATAGACCATTCCACGATTTCGCACATACCTTTCATTTTCCCAAAGCGTTGGAAGTTGAGAAGCATGACGAAAGCCGAGAAGAGGCTCATGCCTTCATTGCAGACGGAGCGAGCGAGTTCAAAAGCGAGGTGAGATTTCTTGGATAGTCCTGCGGGAGCTTGGGTCATGAATTCGATTTTATCTCGCATTTCTTTGAACTCTAGGAACAGGGAGTATTCGGACTCCGCCATACCTAAAGTGTCGTTCAAGAGAGCATAAGCCCTTTGGTGTGTTCCTTCCCGATTGGCAAAAGTGAGTAACATATTCCGCACTTCATTATTGGGAAACGCAGGGATAAAGGTTGAGCAATAGTTCCCGCCGACCGCTACATCGCTCTGAGTGAATATCCGTAAAATCTGAGTGATGTGTTGTTTTTCTTCCTGCGTCATGAGACCTGATTTCCATTGGTTTACATCGTCTTGAAGTTTGGCTTCCCAAGACCCCCAATGGATTTTCTCATGTTCTTCTGCGTACTGCATGGCCCATGGATACTTAAAGGGCTTGTAGGTGAGGCTAGGTTCGGTGAGACTCATATTGGATAGTCCTGATGTGTGTGTGATTGTTTAGTTAGCCTTGGCAGCTAAGACATTCGTCTAGTTGTTCTTTGAGTGCTTTACGCTCAACCTTTTCGGATACTTTATCAGCGATAACACCTGCGGAGGTGCGTAGGTAATAAAGTCCTTTTAAGCCTTTCTTAAAAGCGGAGAGATGTACGGCATTAACATAGTTGACATCAGAGCCAGCGGGGAAGAAGAGGTTTACGGATTGTCCCTGACAAATCCATTCTTGTCTGACACCTGCGTGTTCAACAACCCACATTTGGTTTATTTCAAATGCGGTTTTAAAGACTTCTTTTTCCTGAGGACTGAGACAATCAAGATGCTGAACGCTTCCTTGTTTGAGCGTAATATCTTGGATAGTTTCCTCGACATTTATGCCTTCTTTAGTTTCCAAGAGGGCTTTGAGATATTTATTGACCTGTAAGAACGACCCCGCTCTTGTCCTGTGTGTGAACGCATTAGACTTCCATGGCTCGATTGAGGGAGAAGTATCCAATATGATAGCGGAGTTGGCATTAGGAGCGATGGCGAGTAGGTGAGAGTTTCTCAGTCCACTACCCAATCCATCAGGATATTCACCCTTGAGTTGGGCAAGTCTCTTACTTGAAGCCACAGCTCTCTCTTTGATGTGGCTAAAGATATTTCTGTTTTGGATAGTTGCCCACATGGATTCAAAAGCGACCCCTTTCTTTTGAAGGTAGGAGTGGAAACCCATGGTGCCTAATCCCAAAGACCTTTCAGCTTTGGCTGAAGCGATAGCTTTGGATAGTTGTTTGGGGCAGTTGTCGATGAAGTACTGAAGCACATCGTCTAGGTACTCGATCAAGTCCTCGACTATCGTGGTGTCCTTCCACTCATCAAAATACTCAAGATTGAGAGAAGAAAGACAACACACCGCAGAGCGGTCGGGTGCCGTTGGGAGATGGACTTCGTTACATAAGTTGGAGCCGTTTATCCTCAAACCCTTGTCCTTCAAGGGCTGTGGAAGATGGCGGTTCGCTGTGTCGATAAAGTTAAGATAAGGTTCCCCTGTCCTGAACCTTACTTCTAGGATGCGTTGCCATAACTCTCTCGCGTTAAGTGTGTCCCTTATTTCACCGCTCTTGGGGTCTTTCAAGTCCCATGTCCCTCCCTTGAAGACCTGTTCCATAAACGCATCGGTGATGTTGATCGCGTTGTTCAGAACAAAACACTTACGATTGGTGTCTCCCCCCGTGGGAACTCTTAAGTTTAAGAACTCCACAATATCGGGGTGAGAAATATCCAAATAGGCGGCATAAGAGCCTTTACGAGTAGAGCCTTGTTTGTAGGCACCCATATCAGCGTCCACGGTCTTGAGAAATGGAATCGGACCCGGAGACTTATTGGATACGGAACGGACACTTGACCAATGTCCTCCCACTCCGCCTCCCAAGACGCTCATCCATCTCAGTTCTTCTGTGTGAGAAATAAGACCTTCTACTGAGTCGGGGACATAAGTAAGAAAACAGGATATCGGCATACCCTGTCCTTCTGCATTGGATAGTATCGGAGAAGAAAACATAAACCAGCCCTTGGTGGCGTAGATATAGACCCTTTCGGCTAGTTCTTTATTCGGCGTAAAAGCGTAAGCCGCTCTTTTGAATGCCTGTAGGGCTGAAGTATCTTCCTCCTTCAAATAGTAACTATCCAATAGTGACTTCGCGTGTTGAGAAAAATGGAAAGTATCCATTTAGAGGCTCCTTGTGGGGTCATAAAAGAAAACCGACTTGCCTGAGGCTCAAGCAAGTCGGTGAGTGGGATTGGGTGACTAGCCCATTTAGTGTGTAGCTCGGTCTTATTTAAGCACTAAAAACCTTGACCACTCCCGCCTTGAACTTTACCCAAGGTTCTCTGCCGCCGTTTCTAACATTGTCCTCACACCAATAATGACGCAGTAACTGCCTTATCCGTTTTACCCCAATTCGCTTTACTTTGGGGATGATCATGTTCTCTATGAACCAAGGATTTTTACCCAAATCCTCCGCTATCCTTGTGGCAGTCTGCTTACTCTCTAGTCTTAAACCGACATCTATCCATTGCACTAGATTGTAGAGCAACAATCCATTACAGACCGACATGGTTTGATCTGTGGAAGATGTGGTTTCGATGCGTGTACAGATTTTTAGAAAGTGCTTCATGTCGCCCATGGCGACAGCCTCAACCAACTCCGTCCCTTGTATTTCGCTCAGTTCAGATATACACCCTGACACAATTTGAGGTGTTATTTCTTTCTTACCCTGTTCCACACACATCATGTATTTTTTCGCCTCCCATCTTAATACCCCCAAATCCGTCCCCACTCGCTTCACCACGGCTAGTGCCAAATTCGCCTTTATTTCATAACCCGACTTCTCAATAATATCCATTAAGAACTTGCTCGCCCATTCTTTTTTTTCTGAGTCGTACTTCGGTTCATCTAGTTTCAGCGTCTGATAAGACTCTAGGGCTTTCGGAAGCCTATCATTCGACTGAACCACCAACACTTCTATTCCTGTTCCCACACTATCCAATATCGAAGCTAACTTTTTAAGTTTTGTCGGATTATGGATAACCACGAATAGAGGATCGGTGTCGAAGAGTCCATGTTCAAGGGCAGTTGATATTTCTTGTTCCGTGTGCGTCTTGCCATCTACTACTCGCACTTCATTACCCTTTGAGCGTTGCTCTTCCACTATCATTCCCACACGAAGAGTTATCCAATCTTCCGATGACCCATAAATCACTCTTATCATGTGTGTGTCTCCGTTCAATAAGGGTCTAGTCCCAAGAAGTCCATACAGCGACACCTGCGTTATCTGTGGTCGCCTCAACAACCTCTTTAACTCCTCCGTATAAAATCTCAACTCCCCTCTCTTTACACTTACTTCCAATAACGCCTCCAAAATCCCCCTGTAATCCTCTTTTGTGAGGCTACCCACTACCCCACATACCCCCACTAGATCATCTTTCAATAGAGCCTCAAATAAACGCTCACCTTCATCATAAAGACGATGCCGAGAGGGAGGAGCAAAATGATATTTCTCTCCACAACGACTACGGATAGTTTCAGGGACTGATCCATAGTCATGAGCCCAAAGGATTAGATCGGGAGCACCAACATAGGGTTCTTCAATACGCTTTAGAAGGATATCCAATGTAGATGGATTAGCCTCGTCCAAAGGACCCGCTAGCAGAGTCGCGTTCCGATGGGGCCAGGTTTGGCTGTAAGCCTCCACCAAGTCTCTTATCTCTTCTGCCTTCAAGTCTTTGTACGGCGGTCTCACTAGTGTCCTGCCCTCCAAAAGATCACCTAGTCCTCTCTCCACTCCCAAACCATGATGTATCACTATCACTCTAGACTCCTTTCAGAGCGACGCAGGATGCGGCGGCTGTAGTTCGCGTTTAAGGGGGTTAATTGCCCCTGTAATCCTCTTTATAGAGCAAACCCTCACCCTCCCCCTTGCAATAGAGCAAATCTCTTTGTATAAGTGTCTACAAGTTCACTTAGGGATCGTCCCCTAAGGCGTAGCCAAGTCACGAACGGCTAGACTCTTTGAAATCTAACCATCGCTAACCTGAAGGGGGTGGATACCCTTTAGGTTTCGACTAGGCTATGGGTAACTCCCACTAAGAGGGATATGTCAGTTTCTGATACGCTCTTAGCGAACCCATAATCTCTGTTCATACGCTGAGGCTTAAGGACACCTGTCACTTAACGACAAGTTTCAAACAGCCCCTAGGGAGATGGATGGCTCTAATTACTTCCGTTAGAGGTCTTTGGTCTTTATGACCACCATCTAGTCTCTTACTCCGTATCCGTCTTTTATCCACCCTCTAAAGAACACAACCTACTAAACCCTGTCTTCTTTAGTTGTCCTCTCTTATCCAATAAGTATGGTCTTGGATAAGTACCCTCTTAACTACTATCTTATCCATTAGGATATTGATCAGTCTAGTTATGTATCTCTTACTACTACTACTAGTAAGTACTTCTTCTTCTAGAAGACCAATAAGAGATAGATAGCTCTACTAGAGCTTCTAGGGAATAGGACTTAAGACGGATACGAAGTATCGTCTAAGGACTATAGCCAATAAATACAAACAAACTATCCAATACAACTCAACAACCAACAACTCAACAACCAACTCAACAACCAACTCAACCGACAACTACTACAACTCAATCAACAACTACTAATACTCAAACAACCCCAACTAATACTCAACCTACTACTCAACCTACTACTACTGCAACA